AGATTTGGAATATTTAGAGATCAAGATCCAGAAATCGTGTTATTTTATACAACACAGGGGGAAATTGCGGATATATCTAAAATTGTAAATTTATCGTTATGGAAAATAGAAGCACATATCGATTCAATCCGCAACGATACTGAATTTTTGATGAAAATGGTTGCGAGTGAAATAGACGAACTTATATCTGATATATTTGGTGTTTGGAATACACCTGCGGCCACAATTGCAATGATTTAAATAACTAAAAATTAATAAAATCATGAATCTTCATTTATAAAAAAATCTTTCGGTATTTATAAATGAGAGGTTATGCTAGAACTGTACAACTAGCTTTAAGTATAATATCGGAATTTGCTTCGGACATTGTGGATGCGTCTACAACTAATGAGATTTACGAAGCATATATTAAGGCAACTAGGGGAAATCTCATTCAAAGTTTACCAGAACCAATTAAGAGTCGAACTATTCGTCAAATAGAAAAACTTTGGGCAGAGAAATCGCCGGAGTTTGCTTCAGAGATAATATCTTCATTTACTTCGTCTATGAGTAGATTCTCCTCTGGAATTGATTTATTTAATGAATATTCTAAAATTATATTAGGGGAGCATATTGCAAGTTTACCACATCCACTACGGGGCGAAACTATTGGTAGATTAGCAGATATCTGGTTTGCCGAAACTCTGCGTCGACGAGGAAGTACATCATTTGGTACAAATTTTTTACATTTGCTTCAAAGGTTAGCTAAACGTAACGGGATTTCTATATTTAAAATGAGAAAAGACAGAAAAGGTTACACAAAAACGTTGCTTAGTGTACCTCAACTAAAGTCAAGATTAACAAGACATGGAATAAATTACAAAAATAACAGTTTCGGAATGCAGAGTTCTTCAGAACCCGTTAGATCTTATGCTCAAGTTGCTCGCGAAGCAGTTGAAATAGAAAGCTTAGGCGCTCCAATTAGAGTACTACTAGAACGTGTACTTGCTCGAATTGAAGTTCCTGCTCCGGCTACTAATCGCGCAGATTTACTTGAAGCATACAGATTAATTAGGATGCTTCCTCAGGCTTCTTTAGAATCGACGCGTGCTCAACGCGATTTAGATAGTGCCGAGACTCGTAGTCGGGTTGCGTGGCGCACAGGAATAGGTGGTAGCGGAGACATTGAAAGTACTACGTTTACAGAAGGTTTTAGAGGTAATGATATAGATATCGTTCTTCCTCGAATTACATCCGGAAGACTTCCCAGATTTGAATTGCTTAGAAGATACATTCGAAATAATTCAAATCCGCGTGACAGGACGCCAACTGGTGATACTTATGACAATTATCCAACTGGATACACCGATTAATTTAAAATATTTGCATATTAATAAATGAGTAGGCGTAAATTAAAATATGGAAACGATTGGTTTGATACTATCCATTCAGAAATAAGAGTTCCGCGAGAACCTAGAGTTCCTGTAGAACCTAGAGTTCAATTAGAACCGAGTAATGTTAATGTGATGTATCCCCAGATGGCTCCGTGCCCCCCTGGTTACAAGTACCGACCAAAACGTAAACCAGGTCAAAGAAAGTGCACTAAAGAAACTGTTAAATCTGTTCTTAGTTTCCTTCAAATGTTAGCAACGCAAAATAGAATTTCAATTTTTAAACCAAGAAAAGACAAAAAGGGATACACACGAACTTTATTAACTATACCTCAACTAAAGTCTAGATTAACAAGACATGGGATAAGCTACAAAATAAAAATGTCTAAATTTGGTATGCTTGCTCCGGGGAGTGAGATTCTGCGATCAGTGACTGATATTTTAGAAGAGATGGATTCAACACGTCCTTTTTCTGAGAATGAGTCACCTCCTGTTGCGACTGATCAAGAGATGACTACAGGAAGGGAGTCTGGGTTGGCGTATAAGCGACAATTAATTCAATTGGAACGCCAATACGATGAAGCAGTAAGGTCTGGTAGAGGAACGGCGTTTTATCGCGGGATGTTGGGAACAAGACTCGGAAGAGTTTTACTTTACAAGATGATGTTGGTGCATTTGGAACCAGATATGCTTAGGCAGTCTGCCGATTCAAGAGAAAGGGCATATAATACAGCATATACATTTTTTCGCGAAAGACCTGAAGAGGAAAGAATTAGGTTTGCTACGATTTATGCAAATAGAATAGCAGCTACTCGGAGAAGGTATTATTTTATAACATATATTAATCTAAATAGAGCAGATTATAACTTTCGAGAAACACCTCAAGAGATCGAGAAAGAGAAGATGGACGCATACCGTGCATATATGGCAGATAAAGGGATTATAGTAAGTCCTACAACGAGGTTTCCTGAAGCAGGTTGGGATATAATAGATCCTAAGTTTTTGTTAATAGAAAATATTACAGGATTTGGGCGAAGAATGAAATTCGGAATGCAATCTCTAGATGCTACATCGAGGGCTATGAGAAGATCAGCATTAAGGTCGGGAAATGCTCCTTATACAAATGTATATTCAGAAATTTCAGATTTGACTTCAAGGAATCCCGGGAGGACATCTGAAGCAGCAAGGGGATCGGCGATTTTGGTTTCAGCAGTGAGGGCAGCACAAATTGCAGAGATGAGGGCAGCCGCTGCGAGAATGAGAGAAAGGGTAGAAGCACATCGCGCAGCTGCGAGGGCACGATATAGAGAGCAGCAGTTAACTGGAAGAGGTGGTAGCGGAGACTTCGAAGATACTACTAGTACAGGATTTGGACGAAGAATGAAATTTGGTATGGAGGCACCGAGTGACGTACCGGCCAACGCACACGCCGGGCCTTCTACAGAGCATCAAAGTCCACCTTGGAGAGATTCGCCAGACCCTCCATTTCATGGAATGTCCGAAGAAGATTATAACGAGGTTCAGGCTATGATACGGAGCCGTCCTCAAAGACGGCGTCAGCCTCGCCAACCTTTGACACCTGAACAATTAGCAGCACGGGCCGAACGATGGGAGCGGCGCGCAGAAGAACTCGAATCTCGAGGCGAATCTTCTGAAGGTTGGACAGAATGGAGAGATGGACAAAGAGTTCCATTGCCATCGTGGCGTGAAATACTTGAAGCTCGACGTATTAGAAATCAACCTTTTCAAAGCGCTGTACAAAATGCGGTGGCAAGATATTTGGAATCTAATCCACCAGGTGCTGGAGCAGCATTCGGAGTTTTACAACCAACAAGGAGCGTATCCGATTCAAGAAATATCCGTAGAGATTCTGAAGAAGCACTCCGTGAGATGTGGAATCTACGCCGAAACCGTGCGCGGGAACGTATGCGTAGAGAAATTGCAGGAGATATTATTTTTCCAGACCGCCCATGGCATAGAGCAGCACCACCTTATGCGACTACTATTCAAAGATATGCCCGTGGAATGATTGCTAGAAATATGAATTAAAATATTTTAAAATATTTATAATATAATAAAATGAGTTATAGTCGTGGAGCGCCATATAGCTACAATGATTGGTTACGTGATATTCGCGTAGAACTAGACATTCCCCGGGGTGGAAGCGAAACGTATTTAAGAGATAAAGCAAAATACGATAAAATAAGAACTAAAAAAGTAACTAAAAATGTAAGATGTCCACCCGGATACAAGTATAGACCAAGGCGAAAACCAGGTCAAAGAAAATGTACTAAAGAAAAAGTTAGGATATATCTAAGTTTTCTTCAAAAGTTAGCAACACAAAACGACATTTCTATTTTTAAAATGAGAAAAGACAAAAAGGGCTACACTAGGACTTTATTGACTATACCGCAACTAAAGTCTAGATTAACTCGTAATAGAATAAGTTATAAAACATCAAAATTCGGAGTTTTACCCATGGGTGGAGGTAAGGGTCCAGAAGAACCTGAAGATCCTAGAATAGCATATGAAATCGAGAAGAAACAAAAAATTGCTGAACAAAATCGTAAATGGCGTGCAGCAAAAGCCGCGGAAACTGCTGAAAAATATGAAGCAATAAGAGAAGCTGGAATGGATAGAGCAGCAGCAGATGCTATTCGCTACATGGGTATGACTCCTAAACAGAAAGCAGCAGCAAGACAACGAGAACGCTTAGCGCTCGCTAAACAAGCAAAAGAATATATGGCAGCACAAGCGGCAGCACAGGCGTTACTCGCTTCGGCATCAGGTGCAGGATCGAGTTCGAGTGGCGCAGGACCTAGTTCGGCTGGATTAGATTTCACAGTACAAGATGTTGATTTTGGTAGAACTAGATATAATAGAAATTATTATGGAATGCGCGAAGTTTGGCAGTAAATAATACATTTAAAGAATAAAATGAATTTATTTAAAATTATATATAGAAATAAGATATATATAATTAATAATAATGGATAATCCACTAAAACTTTGGTTTTATTCAACTGGAAAAATTGTAAACGATAAAACTTTAACAACTCATTATTCTATGGAAGGATTTAAACTCAATTTATCTGACGATTACGCAACTTTTCAAGAACTTTATGCTAAAAATATAAAATCTAAAAATTGCTTAGTAGAGAAAAAAACCGATTTTTTTAGATTTTTTATTGATTTTGATGTACTTTCAGAAATTATAGTTGACGAAGAACCGTATTTGAAGTGTATTCAAGAAGTAATTTATGAAATATACAAAATAAAAGATCTTAAATGTATTTCTACTGTTCCTAATAAAAATATTGAAATTGTAAAGGAAGATAAAACTTTTATAAAACAAGGATTTCATTTTCATTGGCCAGATTTGATAGTTGATGTAGAGACTGCTATAAAAATACGGAGTAACATATTAGTAAGCATTAAAACGATTTTTGGTAAAGTAGAACATTTTGATAATGACTGGGAAAAAATTATTGATAAATGCGTATATAAAAAAAATGGTCTTAGATTAATCGGATCTGATAAATGTACAATTGCAGACAATGAGCGCGTTTATGAAGATCGTGTGTATATACTTAAAAACGTCTATATTGAAAAAAATTTAGATAAAGAATTGATAGATTATTATACAGATAACATTCTAGAACTTGTTAAAGATACTAGTATAAGAAGTCACAAAACAGAAATCACGCCTTATGTTAATTTAACAGAATATGAAGAGGATGAAACAGTTATTTCTAATTCAGACATATCACCAATTTCTAAAAATAGCGTAATTTATTTAGAAATTAAAAAATTTTTCAAAAATCATGCGACTGGATACAACGTTGAAGATATAACTAATATTTTAAAGGTAAACGGTAAAGATATGTATTTAATTTATACTAAATCTAAATACTGTCAAAATAAACAAGGCAATCACAAAAATAATCATATTTTTTTTAAAATGACCCCAACCGGTCTTTGTCAAAAGTGTCTTTCTCAAAATTCCGGAATTCATGGATGTTGTAGAGACTATCAAAGTTCTTATGTAGCTCTAAGCGGGGGAATCCTATCTGCTCTTAATTGGAAAAAACCAAAGTTCAAAGAAACGTCTATCCAACAATCTTTTAGTATAAGTAATTTTTTAGAAAAACTTGAAAATACGATAGTAGCTAAAGATTCTTTCAGAGGTCCTGGAAAAAAGAAGAATATATTATAACAGCAACACCAATTATAGCTCCGAATATAATTTTTCCCAATGTATTAAGTTGCGTTAAACTAGACATTAAAGATGGGATTTTAGAATACATAAATTCTAGAGTCTGGTCTGTATGTAGTAAAAAATAAATAATAATAATTAAACCAAGTAGTTTATAGTTTTTTTCATTCATTAGTTTATAAATATTATTATGATTTTTAGTAGTTTCGGATATAGAATTATTTTCATTAGAAGACATTTTCACTCCTAGTTTGTCTGAATTGTCTTCTTTTTTAGTTTCATCTTTTGATGCTCCACTTAATTCACTAACTTTACATTCAAATTTTGACATTATATTAGTTATAATATATTTTAATACCTTTTTTTTAACGAACACTTTTTTTTTTAAAATTAATTTGTTTTATAAATATTAAAACAAATGGGTATAAATAATTTAGCCGTTCAGACATTTAGCTCATCTGGATCGCAGTCTGTATGTAGAGCAAATAAAGCAGATAGCTCTGTACAAATAACCTCAGACTTTATATCTAGATGTCCAATCAAATATATAAACGGTTCTGGGGTTACTGTTATTGCAGGTAGTTTAAATAATTTACCCAGTGATTCGACACCTGAAACCGAAACTTTTAAAATTCCCAACAACGTTGACGCAATCAGTGACCTAATATTAACTTGGACCGTAAATGTACCAACTCCGGCGATAGGTACATATTTCGATTGTTCAGGTATTTACTACTCTAAAACCCTGTTGTTAGACTGTATAAACAAAATTGAGATAAAACACGGCAGTCTAATTATTCAAACGCTTTATCAAGGAGATATATACATGAGAAATTACTCGGAATTAGGATATTTAGCGAAACATGAGAATACATTCAGTGTTAAGAAAAACGATAGATATGTATCTATAGATAGCATAATTGGACACGAAACTGTATCAGGAGAAACTCTTAATTTTGCGCTATCTATACCATTTATCGGGAGGTCTTCATCAAACGACAGAAGTTTAATTCAAACCGGAACATTCACCAATATTTTAAGCGTTGTAGTACATTATAATAAAATAGGAACAGGTAAATTTATTCCCCTGTTGTATTCCGATATAAGCGGTACACCTGCTAACATATTAAAAACTAGTGTAGTTTCAAAACTTAATATTTTAAGTCATATTATAACCGAAACAGAAAAAAATTTTATGAAGCAAAATATTGTTAATCGAGTATTAAACACTTCAGTCGGACTTCAAAAAAAAGGTATTTATTCTATTATATCTCCACTAAACACAGGCATAACTAAAATTAAAATAGATCTAGATTCAATTGATATTAATGTATCTCATATTATGTTTTGTTTAAATGTAAATATATTTCAAGGTAACAATGTAGCTAGACAATTTTTAACAGACAATTCACTAGCTAACGTTAAAATTAGAACTTTTAAATCTCTTGGCGGAGGACCTTTAGATGCTAACGCTATATCATCTTCGTGGGGAGAAGCGGTTAACGATTCAGTTGCCGACATCTCTGTAAATTTTCAGAAGCCCGATGTTTTGGGAGTTTTTCAGGGCTGGTTAAATACGGCAGAGCTAGTTTTAGGGAATGAAACTACTGGAGAAATTTCTCCATGTGCTTTACATTCCAATCAGGAACAATTTAGCTTAAAAATGTGTGATAAAAATTTTTATATATTAAAGTTAGGAGACTCGGCGTTTACCACAGCCGGTGTACCATTTTCACGTATTAAAAATAAACAGTTGTTTTTAAACGTAAACAATAAATTTTTTAGAAATAGTGCCTTTGGAACTTATTCGTCTGTGTCCAGTTCATTTGTAAGAGATCCAGACATAAGTGTAACATTGTGCGGAACTACTCTTCAGATTGTTAATAATAACGCGGTATCATTTTCATACATTTAATTTTTTAATTCGTATTAAATTTAAAATTATTTTCTTTTATATTATTAAATAATACAATATGTCTGGAGCAACTGCTGCACATGCCTCTTATAACGGTTCCGGAACACAGGGGCTTGCTGTTACTAATAAAATTAACGATGTTGGTGATATCACCTCCGTTATTTGGCACAAAGATAAAACAACCAAGCAGTTATTACACGGTTCAGCTATAATCGAAGTTCCATCGTCGGGCGACGGCTCAAACCTTGGATCTAACCTAATTTTTACTTTAAATAGCGACATGGACGTAATCGGAGATCTGTATTTATTTGTTAAAATTTTTCCAAGCGCGGCTTATACAATTAGAAAAGAACAGGCTCTTTTAAGTGTAATAAATAGAATAGAATTTCAATGCGGTACTCAAATTTGGCAAACTCTTGAATTTGCAGATATTCTGGCTTTAAATACAACCGAACTTACAGAAGGTGCATATGAAAAATTCATGTTAGGTCTTCAGGGATTTGAAACGGACGCAGGTTATTCCACTCCGGCGGTAAATGCCGCTTCTGCTGCTACTACTCGGTTTTTTACCGTAAAACTCCCCCTTTTAACTAGAACCGTTTGCCCAGTTTTAAATAATTACTCAAATGTAGTCGAAGGTGGATTTCTCACAGCGGCCGCCCCTAATCAAACCGTTAAAATCAAGGTATTTACAAATACAGTAACTGATATCTCTGCTAATTATATGATGAATCTTTCAGGAACTGTTCCTATGGAAATGAAACTATTCGGAAAACACGTTATCATGTGTAACGAAGAACGTGAACAGATTAGAAATATTCCAGGTGGTTTGACTAAAAGAGTTAAATTGACTCAAAACAAGGAAGAAACTAGCTTCACGCTCGTTGGCGATATCTACGATTTGCAGATTGATTGCGATCACTTTTCTCTATACGCATCTCATTTAATAATTCAGGTATTCGATACTACCCAATTTGGACCCGATGATATGAACGTTTTAGTCAATTCGGCTGGGGCCCAACTTGCGCCTCCGATAACTTTATTAGAAGCGGACTTAAAGTTAAATTCTACATCATTTTGCGGAAAACTTCCAGGTGGGTTAATGTCCGGAGCTTTACCAGAATCGATGGGTCTATATGTAAATCAGTTCATGAGCAGAAACGTTCCCCATAATAGAACTTTAACTTATGTATTTCCACTATCTAATACGGCATATTCTGGGTCGTGTGTACCTTTAAATAGATTTGATAATATTCGCCTATCTTTAAAATTAAAGCGAACCCTATCGAGCATTGCTGGAATAACGGGAAACCCAACTCTATACAAAATCGCAGTTACATGCGTGGGAGAAAGCACCGCCCTATATAAGCAAGGGGCGGCATCTATTTCCATGTATTAAATCATTTAAATTGTGTAACATTATAACTTCTATTAAAATAATTTTAAATTTAATACGTATTAAATTTAAAATTATTTTCTTTTATATTATTAAATAATA